GCTCTGATCACTACGATAATAAAAATTATTTGGTTATTTTATTATCTGATGGTTCTCTCTGTTATATATCTTCTAGCGGCGATTTGTTTATGGCTCTCGAGCGCCATCTCATTAATTAGTAGAAAGAAATAGTCATGGATATGCAAGAACATACAAAGCATGTATTAGATACAGTTTCGGGCGTTACAGTTTTAGGAACTGTTATGAAATTTTTACCAGCAATAGCGGCAATCTTATCAATAGTTTGGTATTGCATTAGAATTTATGAATGGGCGCGTTCTAAAGCTAAAAAATAAATGGCAAAAGATAAGATAAAACATCAAGCTTATTGTCAAAAATACCGAGAAAATAATCGCGCATTAGTCCTTTTAGGTCAGGCTAGATATAGAGCCAAGAAAAAAGGTATTGAATTTAATTTAGAATTATCCGATGTAGTTATTCCTAAAGTATGTCCTGTATTAAAAATCCCTCTTTTTGCTGGAAGCTCTAGCGGTGGCCCTCGCGGATGCTCACCCTCACTAGATCGCATTGATAACACTAAAGGCTATATCAAAGGCAATGTCCAAGTTATGAGCCATAAAGCTAATACAATGAAGCATTGCGCTGATAATAATGAATTGATATTATTTGCTAATTGGATTAAAAAAACTTACAGAAAGGTCATTGATGAGTAAATATTCGGAAGCTGGTAAAGGATCAACTAATAAGCTTAAACAAAAAAGCTTGTATGATGAGAACTACGAAAAGATTTGGGGTAACAAAAAGAATAAGCTTTATGAGGAACGCTATTATGATTCCGATGAAACAACTTCATGGGATCAAGATAAGGCTGATATGATTGGCCTTAATAGCAATACAGGCGATCATTATATTAAGTGATATGTTATGGTGTCATAAATGATTGTATATCAATGCAATGCTAAATGGTCTATGGCGCGCATGCATAGGCGCTATGTAAAAATGAGAGTGTCAAACAAAAGCAAAAGACGGCATGATCGAGTAGAAGCTTATAGGCGTATATGGTTTTGGCATGAAGATAGGTGGAATCAAAGACATGGTGTTGAAATAATTATTCATTAATTGTAAAGTATGCTTTACATCCGTTTTCACTCAAATCATTGATTTATATACAAAAGAATGAAAACAATTGCATGAAACTTTAATAATTAAATCAAAAAAAGTAATATATATTACACATTTAAATACACACTATACACACGATAAAAAAGGGGCATGAAGCCCCTTAATTATATATATAATGTATATATTATTTATTCATTACATACATTGTTACTTCAAAGCCAAATCTCATTTCTTGAGCTGATGGTGTAGTCCACATAATTAGTCCTTTATCTGTAACAAGCAAAATTACTTGTTATGCAAATTATGAGCTTTTTGCTAGACAAATCCATCAGTAAAATCATTAAAATGGAATATCGCCGCCAACAGTATTATTACCACCATTTTCACGCGGTTGAGGTTCGCGCATTTGAACCCATCCATCAAAATTAACTGGTAATTGCTCAATTAATAAAGCGGTGCCACCTGATTTATTAGTCATTGCCACGCCTACTTTAGTCCATCGAGCTTTTGTTTCTCCATCTTTTTGATATTCGCCAGATTTAGCGATAAGATCATGTGTTATTGCCATTTTGTATTTCCTTAAGTTGAGTTAATATAGTTTCTATTTCAGCATTAAACGCGATCACCGCGCTTTCCGCTCGTTGTTTCCACTCATCATCGAGTGTAATATACTTACAATATATCTGTAAGTGTTCGGGCATTTCCGGGTCAAAGCTGATTAAATGACACCAACTGCGTTGAGTGCATATTAATTGCCATTGAACCTGATCGTAATATTGATCGAGTTGAATACCATCATTAAGATAATTATCTAAATGGTTTTCTGGGCTAGGACATTTAATTTCTAAAAGCCCATCTTCACCTATTAATCCATCAGGGGAACATCCCGCCATAGCAATGGTAGGATGATCCACAAAAGCAATTTGATGAACCATAGTTTGAAATTTATGCTCATAAGCTGATCGAGCCAGCGGTTCCAATTCAATACCTCTATTCATTAAAGCCGTTTTATAATTTGGAATTCGCTTACCTGTAAGCCTTTCCCTAATTAATTCATTGCGATATTTGTTTTTTATTAATGATTCTTTACCGCCACGACCTTCAGTTAATAAATGAGATATGCGTGATCCGCTAATTTTACCTAAACGCATTAAAAACCATGCATCAGAACCTTGTTCAATAATAGTCATTTAATAGGTTTCCTTAATTTAGTATATAAAGGTGCTAATAAATATTTGTCTCCCAGTTCGCGTTTGATAGCTTCAATACGAGTTCTGCGAGCTTCAACTTGCATAAGTTCACGAGCAGAATAACAAAATTCAACACCAAAAAAGTTAGAGTTACGAATGCCTTCCGTATCCATTATGCTAACCTCGCTTTCATAGCATCTTTAATTTTTGCTAATTGATTAACTGCTATTGAATTTGATTTAAATTCGGATAATGCGGCCAAATAAATTGTTTGAAGTTCATTTAATGAATTAGCTGATTCAAGGCTTAAAATATAAGTTTCAATGCTTTTGGTAGGTTTTATAGGCATAGATGCGGCATTTCCATCATCATCATCTTGATATAAGCCTGTAATTGATGCTAAAGAATATCTGCGCATATAAGTTAAAGCTGATCCATAACCTTGCGGATCATTTTTTTGCAATGGGCAAATTGCGGTATCTTCAATCCATTCACCTGAATTATGAATTAAACGAGTGGTTAATGCCAAAGTGCCTGATTGAGATTCTGTTGGGGTTTGAATAAAAGCTATGCCATTATCATTTAAAGATTTTTTAACCGCATCAATCACAGATCCTAAATCAGCATATCGTGATTTAAAATGAGGATTGGTTGAATCTTTAATGGCAAATTTTATTTCTTCTTGAGATGCTACTAATGCAGGTGCTATTTTTATAATACTATCTGAAGTTTTCATAAGTTTCCTTTCTTGTTATATATTATTTACTTCAATTGCTATTATACTATATTTTTTATTGTTTCCTCATAAGCCCATCTTGCAAAATTATTATCTTTATGATGTTCAGCTATAAATTTAGAAATGGCATATATTTCAGCATCAAATAAATCCCTAATACGCCCAATTTTATCATCTTGAGTATCATATAAAATGGATTTAATTTCATCTTGTAAATTTTCATTTTTACAAAAATCACTAAATTTATTTGATCCAAACATTATATGATTTGAAATCAAATCTTGAATGGTTGGTTTATCATCCTGTTCTAAAAAATCAGGATCAGGATTTATTAAAGTTTGAATATGAACTTTATTTTCAATTGAAACTTGATCAGACATATTGTCCTCTATAAGTGATTGATTTAGCGTCATATTATACCCTTTTTAAGAAATTGTCTATCCATGGCAATAAAACATATAGCCATAAACCAAAATAAGCCCAAAATGCAATTGCATATATAATTGCTTTTTTAGTATCTGATTTCATTTTAATAATCCTCCTGTTCAGCTATGCCTACATTTTCTATATCTTCAACATCAAATTGTTTTTCTGATATTTTATCATTATCATTAATTGACATAATAAATAAATCAATGGCTTTATCTTCATTTTCAGCAATAACTTCTCGTTCATAAGTATTAGTAGAACAAATTTTAATAAGATATTTATTTAATTTCATTATTCTTCTTCCTCTACTAAATTTAAAAATTCATCAATATCTTGCGCAATATGAGTGGGAATATCATAAATAATCTCATTTGAATCATCATCCCAAACAACTTGTAAAGACCATGCAATAATTTTTTTCTTATTTTCCATTATGAAACCTTTCTATATTCATAAGGTTGATTCCATTCGCCAATATTTAAATTAAAATAATAAGCGGTATCAAAATAATCAGTCATAGCATCAGATTTATCATACCAAGGATCACCACCAGCTGATATTGGAGCTGTTTTAATAATTTCTACCATTTGTTCAAATAAAGATTGATATTGATTATAATGATATAAATGATATGGATTTAATTGAATATATCCTTTTTCCCATCCATCTTTAAAAAGAGGACTAAAATCAATACTTCCTGCTTTAATAGTTATATCGACTGATGAATAATGTTGTCTGCGAACACTAAATTTAAGGTTTGGGAATGTTTCTTTTAATTGATTTCTTATTGCTTTAACTTCTTCTGTTTTAATATAAGCCATTTTAGTTTCCTTTCGTTTCGTTATTATTCTATTTCTGATTTATATGGATCAATTTGTGTTTGAACATACTCATAATTATTGCTTTGAGTATTAAGTTTAAGTTTTGAGTTGGGCATAACAAATTCATATTTATCAGCAGTCCAATTGTATTTAAGTTTGGCTTCTTTAGGCGCATAATTGTATTTGTTTTCAACCCAATTATATCGGAGCCTTGGAGAATTATCAGCTGACCATGTGATAGATGGTATGATTAATGATGCGATTAATAATGCTTTTATTTGTTTCATATCGTTTCCTTTCTTATTAACTACAAAATCATTGTAAGACAACCATGAAATAAATAAAGCTTTTTTTTATTAATTAACCTATAATAATTGATAGATTTTATCTATCAAAAATGCCTTTATAAATCAATAGGTTAGCCAATGCAAAAAGAACATATAGAACAAAAGCTATTAATTAGATGGTTTAGGATGCAATATCCCGCAATTTCTAAATGCCTTTTTGCGATTCCTAATGGCGGGGTTAGGCATATAAGAACTGCATTAAAACTTAAAGAAGAAGGCGTTTTAGCGGGCGTTCCTGATTTATTTTTAATGATCCCAAAAAGCGATTATCATGGAATGTTTATTGAAATGAAGGCCGAAAAAGGCAAAATTCAACCATCTCAACAAGAATTTTTAGATATAGCTAATAGTTTGAATTATAAAGCTATTGTTTGTTATGGCTTTGAAAAAGCTAAAGAATCAATCCAAAATTATTTGCAATATTAAAATTTATGATTTAAAGTTAAAACTGTAAGCAAAATATAAAATATTACAGAAAGGCTTTAAATGCACTATTTTCAGCATAATATTGCGGATTATAGAAAAGATACTTCCCATTTAAGTTTATTGGAGCATGGATGTTACCGTCAGCTTTTAGATCAATATTATTTAAATGAACAACCATTACCTTTGGATGAATCTAAATTATTTAGATTATTATCAGCAAGAACAAATGATGAAAAGCAAGCAATTAAAAATGTATTACAAGATTTTTTTTATGAAACCGAGAATGGCTTTATTCATAAACGGTGTGATCTTGAAATACAGATATATCATGATCGCATTGAGAATGCTTCAAAGGCAGGTCGAGCATCTGCTAACAGGCGTTTAACATCTGTTCAACAAGAGTTCAACGACTGTTCAACGACTGTTCAACTAACCAATAACCATAAACCAATAACCAATAACCATATAGATATATTGTCCGATTTCGATGAGTTTTGGTCTTTATATCCTAAAAAAATTGGCAAAAATGCCGCTCGTAAATCTTGGAATAAGATAAGACCTAACATAGAAGCAGTTATTCAAGCATTGACTTGGCAAAAACAAAGCAAGCAATGGTTTGAAAAGGGTGGGCAGTTCATTCCTAATCCATCAACATGGATTAACCAACATCGTTGGGATGATGAACCGCCTGAAAAAGTAACATTTTAAGGAAGGTTATGATTAATGAAATCTTATGTCTATCAGCAATTATGTTCGGTGAAGCTAGGGGTGAGCCTGATGTTGGCAAGGTTGCAGTTGCATACACGGCTATTAACCGCAAAGCTGATCCAAATTACCCGAAAAATATTTGTCAGGTAATGAAACAACCTGCACAATACCAGTTTTTAGATTATGGAATGCCTACTGAAACACAAGTAGCATATTTAATTCCATTAGCTAAAGCGATATTAGAAGGTAAAGTTGATGATCCAACAAGAGGAGCAAAATGGTTTCATACGAAACAAATGGCAAAACCTTTTTGGGCAAGACAAAAAGAAGTTAAGATAGCTATAGCAAATCATATATTTTATTAAGGAAAAGACATGACACAAGATACGACAATGGGTAATTTAGAAACTTGGGTTCGTCAGTTACATGGCGAACTCAATGTTCAAGAAATAGCAAAAACTAAACCTCCACCAATTCCTGACATCATTGCACCTTATTCTGTATTTTTAAGAATGTATGACAAAGTAGGATTATTAGCGGCTACAAATAGAAGAAGATCTAGTCGATGCAATGTCGAATTTATATTCGATGGAATTACGCGTAAACTTAAAGATATTAGGTTAATTAATCAGGATAATGAAAATGGAAACTAAAGCTTATCTTATAGAAGAATATAATAAAAATGGTGATTTGGTTTGGAAAATGATTTCATTTTTTGAGCCTGATTCTATTCAATGGATGCGAGATATTCGTGGTAAAAGTCATAATTTAGTTATATCAGAACTTGGAATTATAAATTCTAAAAAAATTAATGGAATTGAGAAAAAATATGATTCTAGCAAATTTGTGGTTGGCCTTTAAAATTGTTGGCTTTGCTTTGTGGGCGATTATATTCTTGGTTGTTTCATTCGTCTTATTTTTGTTATGGGAACAATTTAATGGTTAAAATTTTAGATTTTGCAATAAAATTATTAATCATTGGTGGAATAATAGGTTTTTTTATTGGGATGTCTTTAATGTTAGAATTGGTATTTATTCGATGAGTAATTGCATGGAAGTATTATTTAGATATTTAGTATTTGATGATATGGGAGAACCTATCATGCGCTTTCGAACAAAGCATGAAGCTGAATGCTATATTTTGCATAGAGGTAATCATAGAATTGAAAAATTACCAGCTCCGCCAAAAGAAAATGTATTTGATTTAATAACAGACGAACCACCATTTTGAGCCATATATTAATCATTATCACAGGGCTTATTTATTCATATATTAGCATTGAACAATTTTATCTTGGTAATAATGGAATGAGTGTTTGTTATTTTGGGTATGCGCTTGGGAATATTGGTTTATATATGATGGCTAAATAAAAGGATTATTAATGACACTAGACGATAAGATAAGTTTTAAATCTATGATGGATACCCTAGCTTCAATTTATCAAAAACAACCATTGGATCAGGATACTTTAAGGGTTTGGTTTTATAAACTTGAGAAGTTTGAATTTAGTATAGTCACTAAAGCTTTTGATAAGCATATTGATAACAGTAAATTTTTTCCCAGTATTTTTGACATTTTGCAATTATGCAGGGAAAAGCCAATTGAGTTTGTCAGGTTAGAAGCACCGAAATTAAATAATCAACAGAATAAAGCTCAAGCTGATAAATTATTGGCCATGGTGCATGAGAAGATGCCAATTGAAGATAAGAAGCTAAAAGATATGCGTTCATGGGCGCATCGTATTATTGCTAATCCTAAAAATTATCCACCCATTTCATTGCAATTTGCTAAAAAGGCCATTCATGCAAATTAAATGGAAGAAAATTAATCAATATTGCATTGAATATAATAATATTTATATTTCTAAATACAAAGTTGAAAATAATTATAGATATATTTTATGGCATAACGCTAAATTAATAAAAGTATTTGAATCATCAGAAGAAGCTAAAAATGAAGCAATGGCATTTATCCAATAATAATTTGCCATTTCTTGTTGATGAATTAAAAAAACTTGATTTAACTAAACATTGGGTTATAGAAATAAAAGAAAAGCGTAATAATCGCACCAATGAACAAAATGCTAGATTATGGGGTTTTTTATATCCAAGTTTATCTAATTATTTTGGTTATACGGTTGATGAAATTCATATATTAATGGGAGCAAAATTTTTAAAGCAATTAAAAACCATAAATAATGAAACGGTGGAAGTTATAAAATCGACCACATCGTTATCAATTGAAGATATGATCAATTATCAGCAACAAATTGAAATTTGGGCAACGCAAATGGGATGGTCTGCTTAATGTTTAAAGTTAAAATAAAACAAGAAATTATTGATCATTGTCAAAAGTTAATGAAACAAACTAATTTTGGCAAAAGAGGTGAAGCTGACGGCAATCAATCAGAACAATTGCGAGGTATTGTAGGCCAATGCGTTATTATGGATATGCTTAAATTACCTTTAATGGAATCAAACGGCTTTTCAGATGGTGGGATTGATTTTATATATGGAAATAAATCATACGATGTTAAAACAATGGGACGCAATTGCGATCCTAAACCTTATTTTGTTAATAATTTGATAGGGCTTCAAAAAGATTATAAAGTTGATAGATATATATTTGGTAGTATTAACAGACAAGATATGACTATGACAATATGTGGTTGGGTTAATAAAGAAGATTTTTATAAGCGCGCTAATTTTTTTCCTAAAGGCATGACAAGAACACGAGATGATGGAACAACTTTTGTAGCTAAAACTGATTTATATGAATTATCTAATCGTATGCTTAATAATGTTATTGACCTTGATGATTTATTATTTGAATTAAAACTTAATTGAAAAAAGATGAAAAACAATATTATGAAAAATTATCTCAAATTGGTTGCATTGTTTGTCGCAATCTTGGGTTTGGTTATTCAGCTCCACATATTCACCACATACGGCATGGGGTTGGATTGGCTATGCGTAGCCATTGGAGTATGGCTATCCCTTTATGTCCTATGCATCATCAAAATGGTGGGTTTGGTGTGGCGCTCCATGCAGGTCAAAAGACTTTTGAAGCAAAGTATGGATCAGAATCAGAACTTTTACAACAAACTTTAACAATATTGAAAGGCAATATATGACATTACAAATAGAATATAAAAAAATAGATGATTTAATACCATATATAAAAAATAGTCGCACTCATTCACCTCAACAAATTCAACAATTAGCCGCAAGCATTAAAGAATTTGGATGGACTAATCCTATATTGCTTGATGGTGATAATGGCATTATTGCTGGCCATGGTCGATTAGCGGCCGCAAGACTTTTAAATCAAATTGAAGTTCCAACCATTCAATTAAATGGATTAAATGAAAATCAAAAACGCGCATATATTATTGCTGATAATAAATTAGCTTTAAATGCGGGTTGGGATATTGAATTTTTAAATTTAGAAATAAAAGATTTACAAGATGCGGGCTTTGATTTAAATCTTATGGGGTTTAGCGCAGAAGAACTTAAAGAATTTGCTCCCAATGAAGATAAAATTATTGAAGATATGAATATTAAAGATGAATCTCGCAATCTTTTAATGATTGAATGCATAAGCGAACATGAACTTCAAAATTTATTTGAAGAAATGCAAGAGAGAGGTTTTGAATGCAAAATTTTAAATTAAGCCTTTCATCTCCAGTTGCAACATCATTTCGAGCAACAAAAGCCGCAAATAGTTTAGATATTGATGCAGAAAAAAAATCAATTCATAATTTTGAAGTTAATGCTGATATTCAAACGCCATTTAATATTGGATTAATTGTTGGAGCATCAGGGTCAGGCAAAACTACATTGGCAAAGCATATATGGGGTAATGAATGCTTTAAAGAAATTTTAGATCCAATGCAACCTGTTATTGATCAATTTTCAAAAGAATTATCTTATGATGAATGCGCCGCCATGTTATGCGGTGTTGGATTAACATCTGTGCCATGTTGGATAAGGCCAGCATATACATTATCCAATGGTCAAAAAGCTCGAGCTGAATGCGCGCTTCAAATGGCTCGAAATGATGATCAAATTATTATTATTGATGAATGGACATCGGTGGTTGATAGAACTGTTGCTAAAGTTATGAGTCATTGTATTCAAAAGCACGCTAGAAAAACCAATAAAAGAATTATTTTGCTTTCATGTCATTATGATGTCATTGAATGGTTAAATCCTGACTGGATTATTGATGCTAATAAACAAGAATATATAAATCGGAGGTCACTTTGGCGAGATTTTAAAAGATCAGAACAAATCCAATTTAATATCTATGAAACCGACAGGCGCACTTGGCCTTTCTTTAGCAGATATCATTATTTAAGCGAAAGGTTGGCAGGCGGTAAGCAATTTTTATTTGGACTATGGGAAGGAAAAAATCAAATAGGCTTTTTAGCTTTTTCTAATTATGTTCCATTTAGAAAAGATAAATTGGGAAAAAAGATGCAAATGCATTTTAATCGTTTGGTTATTCATCCTGATTATTGCGGTTTTGGGCTTGGCGTATTATTTTTAGATAAATGCGCTCAAATAGTTAATGATCGTGGATATGAAGTTATGGGTAAATTTTCAAGCGCGCCAGTTTATAATGCATTAAAAAGAAATCCAAATTGGCGTTTGAATGATGTAAAAAGATTGCATAAAATTATTGTTGGCGGTAATATGAAAAGAGGAAAAGATAAAAATACAGGTTATGCCCGTCAAAACCAATTATTGCGTGGCGATTCTCATGGTTTTCGTATGGATGTTAAAACATGGTCATTTAAATACTTAAGGCAATCTTAAATATGCCTTATGCTCCTTTAAATAATAAATGTAGAGAATTAGGTTGTAATAATCT